AAATATTGGATCTATTTTTGCAGTTAAATCAGCAGTTGACACTGTAGATACGCCAAGTATCCCATTAACAGTAACTTTTATTGGTTCTGTTTGGAATTCGTGGAAATATTGTAAATTTGAGGTCACAACCAATCCTAAATCTACATATTGATTTGTATTATAGAAGAAGTATTTTTCAGTTTCACCTATACCAACCTCAGACAATTTAAATGTTTCTGGGTCTATCTTTGTTACGATGTATTTTTTGGATGTTGACAATCCGGCAATATTATAGTTTGATGGTAAATATCCACCATCAACGGAGATAACTCCATTGTATTCTACAATTTCTTTATCGTTAAATTGTAGATTTTTTGCTTTTAGTGTGCGATTAGATGTACTTATTCCTGAGGAATTAACTACAATTTTTGAGTTCCTGTATCCAGATCCAGAATCAATAATTTTTATGGAATTTATCTTTTGCTTCCTTTCTGTAGACTGTATCTTATGATTTCCTACTCCATAAGATGTTAAATTAATTGCATTGATTCCATTTTCCGCATCTTTAAAATTATTATGGAGAGTTATTGTGTGATCATCTATAACATTTACATAATATTTTGCGTCTGTAGAAAGACCTCCAATATTAGTATTGCCCGAAGTTTTGTAAATTACAGATTCACTATCTCTAAATTTGTGATATGTTGAAAACCCAATTCTATTCAGAGACAAATCTAATCTTGAATTAGTTGCTGATGAATTTAAGTCTATTTCATAATCAAAAGATATCATATTGGGGACTGCTTTTGCACCAGAACCAGATCCTCCAGTTATAGTAATTATTGGCGTGTCAATATAATCAAAACCACCATCTATAATATTAATTCTATCTAAAGATCCTTCAATGGTTGGATATGCTCTTGGTGTAAGTTGCTTTTTACTAGATTCAGAAATGTTCCTCAATTGTGTAGGTAACTGAATCTTTAATTCTGGTGGATTGATTATATCATAATTCTTTCCACCAGAAATTACATCAATTCTCTCCAATTCACCATAATAAATTCTATCTTCAGTTTTATAGTTTTTAATTTCAACTCCATTTAAAAATATTCCGGTACACCCAGGATTCGTTTCATATGTGTTTTCATCAAAAATGGGTGAAGAAAATATTCTTACAAGTTTTTGTGTATCTATTTTTGATCTTTTTTGAGATCCTGTTTTTGTTAATGATTTTAATGATATTGTTCCTGCATATAATGGGTTATTGTCATTTCCAAGGCCTCCAACAAATTTAGCAGGTTCTAAAAATTTTCCTCTTGCTATGTCAGACCTACTTCTAGAAATTTTTATAACTTCATTGCTAATTTTCTTTACATAATATGTTCCACTTACAATAGTTAATCCAAGACCAACATCATTTGGATCATCTTCTGAGGAAGAGTAATATGTAATTTGATCTCCAGTTAAAAGTCCATGATTAGAACCAAATGAAACTATTTGCAATTCATTATTTATTGGAGTAAATGGATTTGTTATTACAATCTCAGAATTTGCAAAATCATTTGAACTTGAATATTGTGGAAGGGATGAAGCTGCAACATATTGAAAATTGCCATCAAAATCTTTATAAACATTTGAAACATTAGAAATAAAAGTATTATCAAATTTTGATATTAATCTTCTAACTTTGTATACTTTTTTTAATGATATTCCAGATATTGTAAATGTGAAACCCGGAATATCTTGTGTTGAAATTTCTACGTTTTCTCCAGATACAATCAAATCAGATCTATTATTTGATGAATCGAGATAATCTATTTCAATAGAATCTCCATCTTCAATACCATTAAAATCAAAAGTCTCTACTCTATACCTATCATTTCCTTTAAATTGTGTAGATTTTACATCACAAGATACTGAAGAATTGAATTTCCAATTATTATCTTTTGTAGAATCTCCAACAAAACCTAGATTGGCAATAACAGCTTCGTCGCCCTTTTGGTAATAAAAATTTGATCCTGAGGTGTCAACTTCAGATAATACTCCAGTTATTCTAAATCTTATTTCTGATTGACCATCTGATGATATACCATATGCAAAAGTATCCAGAGATACTTCAGATCCAGAAGTAACCAAAACATCTTGAGATGATGAGCAATTTAAAAATTGATTGATAGTTTTTGAAGTATAACTTATAGAATAATCTATACCATTTTGATTTATTACTAGATTTCCTGATTGTTCAAATCCAATAGTAGAATCTACTGTCAATAAAAATTCTTTAGTTGAACTTATATTTGAATTGTCTATAAGTTTTGTTTTTGGATTTACTTTTAAATCTCCAAAAATAGATCCAGAAACAATAATGTCTTTATCAAAATCAAAGTCAACACTTAACGTATAGTATAATATGCCATTTCTTAAATTTCTTTTGACATTATTGACAGTACCATAAGCTCTTGGTATAAATCCAAATTGATTTTGAAATATTGTTTTATTTTCTAAATCTTCAAGATTTCCTTGAATAGGTTCTACTACAAAATTTCTTGATACTCTATATGATGCATCTGACGGTTTTAATAGAAAATCTTTTGGTAAAATTACATTTACATCTTTTCCATAGAGAATTCTAAAAAGAACTTCAAAAGACTTTTCCGAACCCTTTGATGAATAAAAATCTTTAGACTGTTTTAATGCAATATTTTTATTGATTCCAGAAAAAAGTTCTCTTTCCTCAAATCCAAAAAGATACTGTGATTTTGTCTTCTTAAAAAATTCCTTTAAGAATAGTGATCCTATATTAGTTACATTATTTGTGCCCGCAGAGTGAGATGTGATTAAACTATCGGAAAAAACTAAATCCTCATTGTCATCTTGAGCATAAGAAACTACAGAACTAAATCCTCTTTGACAGTCTATAAACTGAGTTTCTGTCTTAGATTTATATAATATTATTTCGTCGTCTATACGAATGATTCCATATGTATCTGGAAATCCTTTCGTTGAACTTACATCTATAGTAGTATCTGTTGTGTCTACTGAATTTATCAGAGATGTTTTTTCGACCAAATTTGTCAAGTTGTTAACTTTGACATATTGATCTATATTTTGGAGTATATCAAAAGAAGAACCTTTAGCCTCTAGAGACTTGTAGTACTCTCCTAGAAGTTCTGATACAAGAGGATATGAATCCCTAACAAATGAAGGTAATTGAGATTCTACAATAGAACTAATCTTTACTCTGCTTTCCATTTATTAATTTCTAACTAGTTTACCATTGGAGTAACTTGAAGTAACGAGGTAGTTTGATCCAGAAGTGTCTGAACCAGACTCAATATTATCTGGTATAACGTTAACTTTCACATTTCCTTTATTCTCATCACTATCTATCTGCAAATAAATGTCCTGAATTCCAAGAATATCATTAGATTCCGGAATTGCAGATATTTCAATGATTGGTGTTCCACCATCATTTTTTGAAGTTGATATAATATTTAATGGGGTTGTTCTTATTTCACCAATACTATAATCTATAGTACCAACAGATTTTTTAATGCTAATTGGATTTCCTGTAGAATCCAAATAGAATAAGAATATATTTCCAGTCTTTCCATCTGCATTTGGAGTATCTCCAAAGTAAACAGTATTAGATATTCCACTCACTTTAAATCCTGAAGATTTTATATTAAATCCAGAAAGTCTTTTTACATAGAATGCATTTCTAAAGCAAATTTCATATTGTGCAAATTTATTTTGAGAAACTTTCAAGTCTCTTCTAATTTGCAATCTTGTAATATTTGAAGTAATTGAACTATCTGTTTTATCTACAATGGACTGATATTTACTATACTTAAATCTTGCACCATACTTGTTCAATTCTTCAGATTTTCCATACTTATTAATATTGTCTAAGATCTTAGTCTTTAAGAATTCAGAACTTAATGTTGTATTTGTATTATAATATGCATTAGTTTCAATCTCAATATACAAGAACTTAATGTCTAATATCTCAGGAGATATTCCAGCAACACTAAAGTTTTTAAGTTCTCTTTTTATATTATCCTTTACTTTATTTGAAATAAAAGAGCCAAATCTTGGTTTAATTGATATGAAAACTTTTCCGAATTGTGGTGGTTGTAACTCTTCTCCACCAAATGCACTAACAGAATCTGCTTCCGGATAAATTCTTGCAACTATTGTTTCATAATCTGAAGCAGTTACTGCTCTATTTTGTGCTGCATATAATCTTGGAGCAAAATTTCTAATAGAATTTACTGATTCTATATTAGATCCAAGAGAAGAAGCTACATTGGTTGTTAATAGTGAAATATTTTCGACAATATTATTTCCATTACTATCGACTAATCTTCCACTGAAGTTAAAGTTTGAAACACCATTAGATGATTCTCCAGAACTAATCAAATATGAAACCTCAATATAATTACCATTTATCAATTTATTTCCAAAAACACCATCACCAAAAATTAATTCATATCTTTCATCTTCAATTTCTTGAAGGAAGTATACCTTTGATGAAGATGTAACATCTAAAATACTTGAAGAGTTTGTATATTTTCTAAAAGAACTAGAATCCTCAGTATCTCTTACTGATACCAATAATGTTGTGGTATCTATTCCTCTATTCTCAAGTATGAATCTTTGAGCTACATTTGTTGAATCTACAGTAAAATTAGTCTTAAATAGTGAACCTTCCAAAATTTCAATAGAGTCAAAAAATGCAGTACCATTAATCACAGGTACTGTTATATCATTTAGAATTGAAAATGTAAATACAAGACTTCCAAAAGATAAACTTCTACAAACAGTTCCTGATTTAAGAGTTACAAATGATGCATTACCTTCTACTCCTACAGAAAATGAAATATTTGCCTTAGAAGATCTTACAGATTTTGGAACATATCCAATATTTCTTGCAAGTGATACGATATTTTCTCTTAATGTTGCACTATCAATAAAAACCTCATTACTTACCATATTGGCATTGTATGAGGCAATATAGGTGTTGTAGGCTAGTGTATCGATTATAATCGAAAGGTTTGAACCTTCAAAATCATAATCAGTAAAATTTGAATTCGATCTTAGATAATCTCGAATTGATGATTTTATTTGATCGAAATCTAAATTTGTAAAATTAACTAGAGACATTATCGTACTGACTGTAGTGCAAATGTGAGTTGTTGAGGTTGTGCATCTATTCCAACAATAAAATATCTAATAGTTACGTTTAATTCATTGTTGTCAAGTGGAGGACTAACATCAACACCAATAAGTTTTACCCTAGGCTCATAATTTTCTATAGTTTTTGTAATTTCATCCTGCAATTCTATTTCTGTTATATTACTATAATTCTCAAAAAGACTCTGAGAGACATTTGAACCAAGATTTTGATTAAAAAATCTCTCTCCAGGTGAAGTTAGGACTAAATTGCGAACAGAGCGAGCAATAGCAGTCTCATTTTTAATATCAATGAGATCATAGGATATTGGATTAACCTGCAAAGACAAGCTAATATCCTTAAATTGTTTACTAACTCGCTCTGCTGGCATTAATAGGATCTAATTCTATCTTATTTATCACCCAAAAATGGGTTCTGTTCCGTATTCCCAGTCATCATAGTCTTCATCATTACGAATTTTTTCATGAATTTCCTTCTGGACAACAAAATCATGTCTTTTTGGAGTCATATTATCATTATTAATCTCACGAAGCATCTTTTTTTCTGGTTCTTTGGACCAATAATCAGTAATTAATCCGCTTGTCCCCCACATTTCTCTCATATAACTCGAATCTCGGTCTGGATTTGGGTGCATTGCCATCTGTTTTCTCCTTTTGAGGTTTAACAGAACTTTTTACGGGGTTTCTATCCCGCGATTTATGTCCAGTGATTGTTTGGCTTCTCCCACCAGTAATGCAAATCTTCTATATCATCATTATAGTATAGTGAAACCATATCACTTTGGAATTTGCTATTGATATTTTCACATAATGCTACGGTATAATAATTTTTTTCTGTAAATTTTTTCATTATTTCAGTAATCCAGGTATAAGTTCCGCCTTTGATTACACCTGCTTCAATTAAAACAAAGTTTTCCCAATTTAAAATCCAGTCAATATAGTTTAGTTCAAAATTGATTTGATATTTTTTCGGATCTTCATCAGGAAAAGGTACATTCACACACTCAATATGAAAAATCTCCCGCCCCATTGATAATGAGTGCGAGAGATGTTGAGTCACAATACTTGAATAATCAGGAGAAACGCACAAGAAACAAGTTTTACTTGGGTGAATGTCCCAATCAGACATTTTAATCTTATACGCTAACTCCTGAATAAGTGCTAGTTCTTTGTCTTGAGATATAAATTTTAAATCTTTCATTTTAATTTAATCTCTAGACTATATCTTATTTATTTTCCTTGACCCCGATACCTTTTCTTACGTCCATTACGAGATGTTGCTGAAAGTAAGGTACGAGAAGAACGACCTTGACGAGTCTTTTTAGGAGCTCCTGGAACAAATGTAATTTTATTATAAGCCATAATGGTTTACCTCAAATTACACGAGTTTTTTCATGACCCACACGAATACGTGGATCACACCAGATTTCATAACCTTCTTCCTTTGCATCTAAACAGAAGGAAACATCTTCCCCACACATATC